ATTCCGGCGCTAATGCTGTAGCCTTCGAGCAGCACTTTCTCGGCGTCGCCGATGGCTTCGAGCAGCTTGGCTTTGGCGACGTCTTTGTCCTCGCCTGCGTTCTTTTCAGCCGCTGCAGCCTGTTTGTATTCAAGCACCAGTGCTGTGATATTCGCATCACCGCTGGCGTCGAGGATCTTGCCGGGCTTGGCGTACTGGTTGAGCCTGATCACCGCTTCGGCGTCGCCTGGCATGACGGGTGTGGGTTCTTCGCCTGCGTCCACCGTGCGCCAGAAGTCGGCGACCTTGGCCTGGATGGCTGCGATCACCGCCTCGTCGCGCTCGCGCTCGATGACCACGCCTCGGTTGCCCGCAATGAAGGCCCCGATGAAGGCGCGCTTGAAACCCGACACCGCCATCTGGTGCTGCACCTGCATCTCGATGTGCTCGGGCGCTTCGATGCTGCCGTCGTCGTGCTCGATCCAGCCGTCGCGGAAGGCGAGGTAGTCGACGTTCTTGATCTCCAGGTGGACGGGATCGCCCAGGCTGGTGATCACGAAATCAAACGAGCTGCCCATCCGCGCGTCGGGGTTGCGCATGTACTCTTTGAGCGGCGAAATGGTCCAGCCCTGTTCCTCGGCGATGCCGTGGGCAATCGCGGCCTCGAGGCGGTTGCCCCATTGCATGCGCTCGTTGGTCTTGAACTCGCGGGCGATGCCGGACTTCTTGGCGTGCCACAGCTCGTAGTGGGTCAGGTAGGGGCTCATGCTGAAAAGCGCGGCGCTCTCGGTCGATGTGACGTCGGCTTTGCGCATGTCCAGCCAGTCGGCCTGGTCCTTGGGGACGATGATTTGGGTGGTCATGCTGCACTACCTTTCTCTGGTGCAGCGGCTTTCTTCATGATGCTAAATTTCAGCGTTGTCATGTCGTAGCCTCTTGCTTCCAACTCCTCAAATAGGCTTGGCCTCATCTTGCTAAAGATGGGCTGGACCATTGGATCAGGGTGTTTGCTGGCCATCATGTAATGCAGCAAGTTGGCGTCACGCTTCATTGACCTATCGCCCTGCCAAGCAAACATCACATCGGGGATGTCGCCAGGCTCACGCCCCCAATAAATTCGCAGCTCACCGTCCGCCAGTTTTGGTGTGCGAAGTCGTTTCATGCTGCAGCCCTCCGGGCCATGGCTGCCTTGTGCTTGAGGCAGCTCAGTGAGATGTGCAGCGCCAGGTTGTCCTTGGCCTCGGCCACCATGCGGTCGATCACGCTGACGTACCAGTTGCCTCGGTAATACAGCAGGCTCTCGTAGTCGGGCACGGCTCGCGGGCTGGGACGGTAGCCGGTGGCCGCGTCGGCCCGGTCCATGTAGGAGCCGATCATGATTGGGCTCCTGTTGCTTTGGCGATGGCGGCGCGAACCTTTGCCGCGTCCCCCGTGCGTTCTGAATACTCGCTGCTGTTGCAGGGCATGCCTTCTGTGTAGAACTTCTTCCAGCTCCCGGTGTAGTACATCACCTCTCCGCACTGGGTGCACTGAAAAGCTCCGACACCAACATCCTTGGTCGTGTGCTCGGTGTTGCAGACCCACTCTGACTCGTACTCGCCTGTCCAGTCGTTCAGCGTGGTGACGTATCGCCAAGTCTCTCTGGTGTGTGTGCAGGCTGTGCTCATGATGACCACCATGCGACGAGGGCGGCGGCGAGGCCGCAGCCGATCACCAGGCAGATGAGGTAGTCGAGCGCAGCCTGGGCGCGCTTGTCGAGTTGGCGGGCTACGCGGGTGTAGCGCCAGTGGTTGTGGTGTTTCATAGTGGGGCGTCCTGTGTGTTGCTGATCTGGTTGAGGCGGTATTCGCGCTCTTGCTTTGCGGTCCATGGCACAGGGCCGGTCGCTGGCGGGAATGGCCAGGTGGGCGCTGGCTCGCGTGTCGCGTCGGGCATCCAGGGCTGCAGCGCCTGGGCAATGATTGGGTTGAGGTTCATCACATCTCCAAATAAGCACCAGGGAATCCGGTGCATGGAGCGATTGTGGCACGGGTATTGTGAAAACCGCAACGGTTTTTGAAGGGACAAACCCTTAGTTGCATGTTCGCAACATCAGGGGACGATGTGCAGGATGGGCTTGGCCCACTCCACCTCGGCGTCGTGCATCGTGCCGATGGGGCTGGTGAGGGTCCACCGACCGCGCTTCAAACCGCGCGCCACCTTGGCCACGCAGATCACGCCATTGCGCAGGCGCACCATCGACAATCGGCCCACGGCCTCGGGTTGGATCGACCCATCCATCTGGTTGCTGGTGAACATCAGCCAGCCGTCCATGTGATCGAGGTCTGTGTCTGCCGTGCGGCACTGGATGGCGATGATGGCGGTGGGCAGGTCGCCGCCTGGGTGCGGCACGGTCTGGCCTTGCCCTTGCGAGTGCAGCTCTGCGCTGGCGTCCATGTACAGGCTGATCGGCACGCTCGTTCCGTTTGATGCGATGGACACGCCCGCGTGCTGCATGACCTCGTCGGCGGGCACGCCCAGCAGGCTCGCGATGGCTGCGGCTTCGGCGATCTTCATTTCGCGTTTGCCTCGCAGCATGAGGCTGACGGCGGCGGCATCGAGGCCAAGGTGCCGGGCCAGACCACGCTGCGACATGCGCTGGTCGGCGATTCGGTCGCGGAACCATTTGGTGTCGACTGCCATCGGACAATCTCCGGCTTCAGCAGGTTAGAACCGCTTACTACCGGAGTGTTGCGATAATTGCAACGGCTTTGAGAATGCGGCATAATTGCGGTTATCTCATCACCAAGGATTTCTATGAACCCGCAGATTTTCACGCCAGCCGACATTGTCATCTCCCGCTTCGGTGGCGTTCGGCCACTTGCCCGTTTGTTGAGTAAAGACCCCAGCACCATCCACCGATGGCGCATGCCAGCTGCGAAGGGGGGGCTCGACGGCCGCGTGCCGTCTGCTGTGCAGGTGCGTCTGCTTGATTTGGCTCGCGAGCGGGGGGTCGCGCTTTCTGCCGCTGAATTGATCAGCGGCGGCCATGCTTTAGGTAATGATCGAGATGGAGTCGACTCAAAATCCATTCGGTCTGTGGAAAACGTCACCTTGGACGGTGCGGCAAGATGACCGACATGCAGCTGCTTCAAACTATTAGCAGCGCCAAGTTTGAGCTGCCCTCTGACATCGCCAAGCGCGCGGGAAGTCGGCGCGTGAATGCTCAGCTCGGCAGGCTGTCGCGCTCTGGCATGCTGGAGCGTGTGCCAGGCCCGCACTGCTTTCTCTATCGCTCTCGGCAGGGGGTGCTCAAATGATCACCCTGCGCAGCTATCAAGGCACCCTTGTCGAGTCCACGCGGGCCAACTTCATTCTTGGCAAGCGTAACCAGTTGTTGGTCTTTCCCACGGGCGGGGGCAAGACCGTTTGTTTTTCCTACATGGCCGGCGCGGCCAAGTCCAAAGGCCTGGTGGTCTGGATCCTGGCCCACCGGGTCGAGCTGCTGGAGCAGATCAGCCGCACGCTGCGGGACTTCGGCATCGCGCACGGCATGATCGCGCCGGGCTACCTTGGCGACCGTCGCCAGCAGGTGCAGGTCGCGTCGGTGTTCACGCTGGCGCGCAGGCTCGACCGCTACGAAAAGCCCGACCTCATCATCGTGGACGAGGCCCACCACGCCATCAGCAAGTCCACCTGGGGCATGGTCATCAAGGCCAACCCGCAGGCCAAGCTGCTGGGCGTTACGGCCACGCCGATCCGGCTCTCGGGCGAGGGCCTGGGCGATCTGTTCGAGTGCATGGTGCAAGGCCCGACCGTGGCCGAGCTGATCGAGCAGGGTGCGCTGTCGCCCTACCGCCTGTTTGCGCCTGCCGGTGTCGATCTGTCCGGCGTGCATTCCAAGATGGGCGACTTCGTGCGCGGCGAGCTGGCCGAGGCTATGAACAAGCGCTCGATCACGGGCGACGCGGTCAGCCACTACCGCAAGCTGGCCGATGGCAAGCGCGCGGTGGCCTTCTGCGTGTCGGTCGAACACGCCGAGCACGTGGCGGCGCAGTTCCGCGAGGCGGGCATCCCGGCAGCGTCCATCGATGGCGGCATGGACAAGGTGCTGCGCCAGTCGGTGCTGGCCTCGTTCAGTGCTGGCGATCTGCGCGTGCTCACCAGCTGCGACCTGATCTCCGAGGGCTTTGATGTGCCCGCCATCGAGGTGGCCATCCTGCTGCGTCCGACGCAGTCGCTGGGCTTGTACCTGCAGCAGGTGGGCCGCTGCCTGCGCGTTTTCCCAGGCAAGACCGAGGCCATCATCTTGGACCATGCGGGCAACGTGAAGCGCCACGGGCTGCCCGACGAGGACCGCATCTGGACGCTGGAAGGCAAGGCCAAGAAGCGCAAGAGCAAGCCCACCGAAGTGCCGGTCAAGACCTGCCCCAAGTGCTTTGCCACCGTGGCGTCTGCCGCCACCGACTGCGCCTGCGGTCATCACTTCGAGCCCGTGGAACGCAAGATCGAGCACGTCGATGGCGAGCTGCAGGAGATCGATC